CAAATTGCTAAGGCCCAAAGAACTGGTGAAGCTGATAACTTCGGTAGATTTATCCAGATCATTGCTCCTATGATGGAATCACAACCAGAGATGTTGAGAAACATAAATGGGGATGAGCTTGTAAGAAGAATGGCTGAGATTGTAGGGGTACATCACTCAATCATCAGAGACAGATCAGAAGTCGAAGAGATGAAAGAGCAAGAGGCTCAACAACAAGAGCAGCAACAATCAATGGATCAGGGAGTCCAAGCTTCGCAAATACAGAAAAACATTCAAGGATAGGTTTTTATGGAAACACAAGTAGTACTGACTGAGCCGCAGAAAGCGGCCATAGATCAGAATAAGAAAACTAAGAATAAGATTGATAGATATAAGAGAGTGTTCTCATCGGAAGATGGGAGCCTCATTCTTAGTGACCTTATGAGGGAATTTCATTTCTACAGTACAACTGCAGGTAGTACCCCTGAAGAGATATATTTTAACGAAGGCCAGAGGAGTGTAATTATTTCACTGCTAGAGATGGTTAATGTAGATACAGACAAATATTCGAAACACATTCAAACTATACAAAAGGAAAAACAAAATGAAACTTACTTCAACTATGGCGAGATTAATTAGTGCCCCTGATGACGATGGCGGAGCTGCTGCATCCGGTGGAGCAGGAGCTTCATTTGCTGCGGGTGTCTCAGGAGATTCAACAGGCGATTCAGGAGCAGGCGGCGAAGGTGGAGAAAGCTCTACAGGAGTTGTTGGAGCAGGGACATTCTATGAAGGACTTGACTCTGACTTATTCCAAGATGCCTCCCTTAAACCTTTTATCGGGGAAGATGGAACTATCGACGGTAAGAATATCATCAAGTCGTACATCCATGCCAAGAGACAAGTCGGAGCAAACAAGCTTACAATCCCCGGAGAAAACGCCACTGACGATGATTGGAGACAGGCTTTCGTATCTTTAGGTTTACCTGAGAGAAACAACTATAAGTTAAATCAAAAAGACGGTAGTGGGATTACAGAGGACTTTTTAAATAAGTTCCATGACTCAGCTCATACAGCAGGGATCCTCCCGAAACAAGCACAACATATGTTGGATATGTATGCAGATGAGATGATGGCCTTTGAAAAGACATCTTCAGAATCAGCTACTCAACAAGCAGAGGCAGATTTTGCCGGGTTACAAAAAGATTGGGGTGATGCTTACGATAAGAAATTCTTACAAGCTAAGAAGGCCTTTGAAACTTTTGCATCTCCTGAACAGATGAAAGCTATTGAAGATGCAGGTTTGGGTACGAATGTGACACTTCAGAGGATTTTCCAAAACATTGGTGAGAGTCTTAATGAAGATACGTTCCAAGGTGATTCATTACCATCAGGAGTAATGAGCCCAGACGAAGCAAACAGAGAAATCAATTCGGCTATGGCCGATCCAAAGGGAGCATACTTGAATCCCTCGCATCCTAATCATGTTCAAGAAGTTGCGCGTGTTGCAAAACTTTATACTATGATTGGTTGACAAAAATGCTGATATGTCCCAGAATGGTACTATGCTGTATCTGGGACTATCTTCGGACCCCATACAAAAAGATATACTAGGCCGGACCCTATTAGGATTATCCAGTTGGAACTTATTATAAATTTTTAACTTTTAATTGGAGAAACCCATGTCAATAGAAATTACTACTGCGATGGTGAAACAATATTCAGCGAATGTATTTCACCTAGTACAACAAAGTGGATCACGTCTATTACCACACGTAAGACGTGAAAGTATCAATTCAGAAGAGTCTTTCTTCGACAGAATCGGTACGGCTACGGCCAGAAAGAAAACATCAAGACACAGTGAAATCGTTTATGACAACACTCCTCATACAAGAAGACGTGTTATCAGTGAAGATTATTACTACTCTGATCTTGTAGACAACGAAGATAAATTAAGAATCTTAATCAACCCTGAGTCTGAGTATGCTATGGCAGCTCGTAATGCTCTTGGTAGAGCAATTGATGATGAAATCATCGTTCAAGCTCTTGGTAATGCTTACGGTTCTAAAGATGGTTCATCTGCTGTAGCTCTTCCAAATAGCCAAAAGATCGCTGCTCATGATGGTGCAACTGCTGCGACATTAGGTCAAAGACTTAACGTAAGAACTTTAAGAGCTGTTAAGAAGAAATTCAACGCTAACGAAGCTGGTGAAGAAGAATTATTCATGGCAATTTCTGCTGAGCAATTAGATGATTTACTTGCTGAAACAGAAGTTACATCAAGTGATTTTGCTGCTGTTAAAGCACTAGTTCACGGTGATGTTGATACGTTTATGGGATTCATGTTCATCAGAACTGAAAGACTTAACGTAACTGCAGGGACAACTACTTACAATATCTTTAATGGTTCTGTTGGAGCAGGTACAGATACTCTTCCGGCAGGTTCTAGAAGATGTATTGCTTGGCAAAAAATGGGTATCCTTTTAGCTACTGCCAAAGAAGTTCAAGGTAGAGTTGACGAGATTCCTACTAAGCATCACGCGAAACAAGTTTATGCATGTATGGCCGTTGGTGGTACGCGTATGGAAGAAGAACGTGTTGTTGAAGTAATCTGTACTGAAGTTTAATTAGTACATAAATTTTAATTTTTAGGAGAAAACACTATGGCAACTTTATCCGGTGTAAATAGAAAATTAACTAACGTTGATGTACCTGCAGGAAAAGCAGGAATTGGTGAGCAAGACGGGAAAGTCCGTGTTGCTTATGACGAGTATCAAATGGGAGCAGTTTTAGCTGCTGCTGATACTATTGAGTTTATGACTCTTCCAAAGGGTGCTAGAATTCTAGACGCTCAACTTTCATTTGCTTCTTTAGGTGCAACTGGGATCATTGATTTAGGTATCAGTGGTGACCAAAATTACCTAATCAATCAAGCAGATGGTGGTGGTCAAGCTGTTGCTGACAAAATGGGTGCAGGCGCTGCAGGTGCTTTCGCTAAATTGGTAGTAGACACTTTAATCATCGCAGAATGTACTGAGCTTTCAGTTAATACTAACGTATTGATTAAATGTGCAGTAACATACATTTTAGATTAAATTGAGTGGGGGGCTTCGGCCCTCCTTTCTTTAAGCGGAGAAACTGATGTCATCATCTTCAACCCAAATCTGTAACTCTGCTCTGATTAAAATTGGTGCTGAACTTATAGTATCACTCACCGATAATACGAAACGCGCAATCTTGTGCAATCATCAATACGACATAGTAAGAAAGAAGTTATTGAGTTCCCATCCGTGGAACTTTTCTACTAAGAGAGCCCAATTAGCTCAACTTGGAAGCACGCCCGATTACGAATTTGATTTCGAATATCAGTTACCTTTAGATTGTCTTAGAGTTTTCAGAACTAAAGACGATGGTAATTTCATGTATAGAATTGAGGGCCGTAAATTATTAACTAATCAAGACGAAGTGTTCATCGAGTATGCCTCGGATTTAACAGATACATCTGTATTTCCAGAGTACTTCTCAGAGCATCTAGCGCACGAATTAGCGTATGACCTATGTTATGCAATAGTTCAATCGAACTCATATAAGCAATCCCTTAGAGACGACCGTATGGACGCTAAGAGGGATGCAAGAAACTTTGATGGCCAAGAAGGTACACCAAGAAGTTGGGATATCTCTACCTTCACCAATGCAAGGGCTGATGGTCATACAGACTTCCTAGTAAGTGGGAGACATCCTTAATGACAAAATTTAGAGATTCAAGAAACTCTTTCTCCGCAGGTGAGTTATCGCCAAAACTAGAAGGAAGAGATGATATTGAAGAATACAGTAAGGGACTATCCGAATGTCTAAACATGGTGATAGGAAATACTGGTGGAGCATTCAGTAGAATGGGTGCCAGGTTCTTGCATAATATATGCAACCCTAATCCTGTAGATGGTAATGAATTAGCTATTTTCTCTGGCTTAAACGACAAAGATAATTTTGCGTTTGTTAAAGGTACGAATGATGATGAGATAGCCATTATCAGAGACCATGATGATCAATCCGGTACACGAGAGGTTATCTGTGTCGTTGATACTAATGGATATTTCGTAGGAGCCTTAACTGGTGCAACAACAGGTGACCAAAAAGACGGAACAAGCTTAAACGCATTACCTGCTGATGTATCATCAGAAGGTTGGCAATCTATTAGAGTAGGGGATATATCAATATCAACTCACTCTTCTGGTACAGTACCTCCACGAGTTATCCAACATAGTTTAATTGCAGCAGGTGCTCCTCTTAGATCAATGGCTTGGACAGAGAGGCTTCACGTAGCATCACCTAATGAGATGACTATAGAGCAAACTAACCTAGCTTTTAGAGTTCCATACAAAGGGATCAATATTGATCCTGATATTAGAATAAGAAATTTAGTTCAAGCACAGGCGTCTACAGTAGGCACTGATATGCTTATTGAAGTTCGGAATGCGGCAGGTGCTCAAGTAACGACGTTCTTCGATACAGTTATAGCTACTCCCAAGATGCATATTGGTAGAATCTTCTTACTGGAAAATGTATTAAATTCTAAGATGTATGCTGTTCAACTAGTTACAGGCGGTACCCCTGCAAATAACTCTCAACATAACGCTAGAGTTATTATGTATGCAGATGATAGTG